GGATGTTGTAATTCCAACGGATGGCGAACAATACAAAATCGTTCAGGTTCAGTATCCGGAGGACATTTATCCTCCGGTAATGGATCTGTCTCTGGAAAGGATTGATGCCGCTTATGACATTGCAGGGAATTAGAGATTTGCTATTGAATATCGGACCCCCTGTCTTTCATTACTTCGCTTCCGGACAGACCGGAAACTATATCGTGTGGGCTGAGGATGGCGAAGGTGATTCGCTTCATGCGGACGGCAGGAAAACCGAACAGGTCACGCAAGGCACAATAGACTATTTCACAAAGACAGAATTCGATCCCATTAAAGAGCAAATTCAAAACGCTTTGAATGATGCAGATATAGTTTGGAGGCTGAACTCAGTCCAGTACGAAAAGGATACCGGATATATCCATTATGAATGGGTTTTCGAGGTGGTTTGATGGCAAAGATGCAATCGATATATGGATTCACGGAATTGGAAAAGCAACTGTCAAGCCTCAGTCAAGGCTCTATCGAAATTGGGAAAAAGGCTGTCCGCAGAGGTGCGGGAATATTGGCCGACCAGGTACGGGCGAACTTAAGAAAAAATCTCGCAGGCTCTGAATATTCTACCGGTGACTTAGAAGAAAGCCTTGGGGTGACACCGGCTGGGGTGGATAGAAACGGCGTGATAAATGCAAAAGTCGGTTTTGATGGATATGACCGCAAAGGCGTACCGAACCAACTGAAGGCACGGGCGATGGAATCCGGAACAAGCAGACAAAGAAAACGGCCTTTTATCCGACCGGCCGTAAACAAAGCAAAGCAGAAGGTTGAAAAGGCAATGGCCGAAACAATAGATGAAGAAATAAGTAAAATAGTAAAGGAGTGATAACTCTTGGCACAGATAGGACTTAGATACCCAATGTATGCTCCGCTAACAGAGGATGAGACTTCTCGAACCTTTGAATATGGGGACGGCAAGGTTGCTGCTAAAGCAATCAGAGTTGACATAAACTTGAATGTTTCCGATTCCCCTCTTTATGCAGATGATGAAGTTGCGGAAAGAGTAAGGGAATTTATAGACGGAACAATAACATTCACGCCGGACGATCTGCCGTTGGAGGTAAGAGGGGATTGGCTTGGAAACCAGACCGATGAGGAAACTGTTGGAGATGAAACTGTTGAGGTATTGGACAGCAGCACAGATGACCTGCCGGGTTGTTTTGGATTTGGGTACATCATCCCAAAAATAAAAAGAGGGGTTCGGTATTACCGGGCAATCTTTTTCCCGAAGGTACAGTTTGGCGAACCGAACGAGACCGCCGAAACGAAGGGCGAAAGCATCACTTGGCAGACCCCTGCGATCGAAGGGAAAATCATGCGCCGGATCGACACAAAGTGGAAGCGTGAAATAACTTCAACATCTCTTGACACTGCTTTGAATTGGCTTCGTGGAAAACTGAATGTACCAAAACCGGAAGATGCGCATTTGACATCCTTGACAATAGGAAGTCTTGTTTTGTCGCCGACTTTTGATGGGGAAGTGAAAACTTACTCAGCCGAGACAACGTCAGCCAGTGGCACGATAACAGCGGTCGCAAAAGCCGGCGCAACGATCGCCATTGATGTTGACGGAACACCTGTCGACAACGGAGACTCAGCAACATTTTCACAAGGCAAAAATACTATTACTATCACGGTGACATACAAAACCGTGACTGCTAAGTATACGGTAGTGGTCACTTATACACCTGCAGGATGATATTTTATAGGGAGGTGACGGGGCAGGGTAGAACCTGCCCCTTATGTTATGAAAAATTATGGAGTTCCTTTCACATTATACAAAAGAAAAGATGAAGAAATTATACCCCTGGAGGGTGAATTGGTTTTCAATTTGAATGTACTTGAGGAATGTGTAGAAAAATACAGCAAAATGGACGACATCCTGAATGCTTTTTCCAACATAAAAGCGGCAAAAGAAATCGGTACATTAATGTGGAATGAAGCGGCTGAAATCTGGAATGAGGAACACGAAGATAAAAGAGAAGTCATAACAGAGAAGCAACTCGGAAGGATGCTTGACAACATCGAAAAAATAAACGAGTTTCAGCAAAAAGTAAGACAAGCGATGCTCTCTGGGCTACCCCAGGACCAAGTGCAAGTAGTTGAGGAAGTGGAAAAAAACTTGATAGCCGCGCAGAGGAAAATGAAGAAATAAAGCCTGAAATAAACTTTGCGCGGCTTGTCGTTATTGGTGTTACTATTCTTGGATTTCCTGAAAAGATGGTATGGAGAAAAACATTAAGGGAGATTGATGAATTGTACGCCGAATATAAAATCTTGATGGGCATAGAAAAACGGTATTCTAGCCCGGATGATGTTATACCGGGAGAGGATGTGATTTGATGGCTTCAAACATTGGTGCAAAAGTTGAACTCGCCGGAGAACGGGAGTTTAGAAAAGCACTATCAGAAATAAATACAGGGCTTCGGACAACGGCGTCTGAACTGACGCTTGTTTCTGCAAAGTATGCTGAAAATGCAAATTCTGTGTCTGCTTTGACAGCAAAAAACACAGCTCTGCAGACAAAACTGGATCAGCAAACAGGGAAAATTAAAACGCTGAGATCTGCTCTTGAAAATGCTAAATTACAGTACGGCGAAACTGACAAAAGAACTTTGCAGTGGCAACGTAGCCTAAACCTTGCAGAAGCCGAACTTATAAAAACTGAAAAAGAACTGAAAGATAACTCCGAGGCATTGAAGCAAGCCCAGAAGGATATGGAGAAATACGGTCTTTCTGCCGATGAGGTTGCTGAATCAAACCGCAGCCTTGGCGGAATAATAGCGGATCTGGCAGATAAGGTCGGTATTCGTCTACCAGGAAACATCAGTAAAGCCGTATCATCGATGGATCAGCAAATTTCTGCAGCGGAAAAAGCTAAGTTGCAAACGGCAGCACTTGTCACTGTAGTTGTGGGCTTGGCTTCAGCCTTTGCGAAAACTACAATTGAAACAGCAAAAGCGGCAGATGAAATTTTAACGCTTGCACAAACAACTGGATTGACGACAGAAAAAATTCAGGAACTCAGATATGCTGAGGAACTGCTCGATGTTTCAACGGAAACCATTACGGGTAGCATGACACGAATGATTAGAAATATGAACACTGCCCGCAGAGGTACCGGAGACGCAGCGGAAGCATTTCGCAAGTTGAGAATCAGAATAACCGATTCAAACGATCAATTACGGGATTCGGAACAGGTTTTTGGTGAAGCTATAGACGCTCTTGGTCGCGTCAGAAACGAAACAGAACGAGATGCTATAGCAATGGCTATATTCGGACGCTCTGCCCGGGAGTTGAATCCACTAATCGAAGCTGGCAGTGGAGCACTGAAAGAATTCGCGAAAGAAGCGCATGAGATGGGGTATGTTATGTCTGGGAATACGCTTGAATCCTTTGGCGCCCTTGATGATGCTATGCAAAGGTTCAACAATCAGACTGAGGCATTTAAAAACAGCATAGCGATGGTATTACTTCCGGTATTAACATCGTTTTTTGAACTTCTGAACAAAATTGACCCCCAAGTATTGGCGACAGTGGCTGTAGTTGCATCAATAGCTGTAACTGCAATAACAGTTGTAAAGTCTATAAAAAGCACAATCGACGTATTCAAAGCCTTTGACGCTCAAACATGGAAAACAACTGGTATTATCTTAGGAGTCACAGCCGCGCTAATAGCTTTGGTTGCGATAATTGGTGTTCTGGCCGGTAAGGGTGGAGAAATGGAACGGACCATGGCTAGTATCGGTGATAGTGTCGGGAACATGACGAATACTGTAAACAATGCCCCGAACAGACTCCAACGCCCTGGCAGGAACGCATTGGGTACGTCAAACTGGCGCGGCGGGTTGACCTGGGTAGGTGAAGAAGGGCCAGAGCTTGTGGAACTGCCGGCAGGCGCGAAGATATATGACAACCGACGGTCCACGCAGATGATAAATCAGCCCACAGGCGATACATATAATGTTTCTGTTGTTGTAAAAGCAGAAAATTTGAAAGAGGTAAGCGATGTTATTAATCTCTTTAGACAGTTCAAACAAAGTCAAAGAGCAGGGGTGGTGATAGCGTAATGGCACAACATACAATAGATTTACCGTGCATAGCGGATACTTATATAGATGAAAACAACCCAAACACAAACTATGGAAGCGCAACAATACTGGTAACGAGCAGTCATTTCCCGCCGCAATATAAAATAAAACGTACGTTTCTTAACTTTGATAATAGCAACTTACCTGAACATAAAAAGATCATTAATGTACAGCTTAAGTTATATGCTACTGAATCTAT